ATAAGGTAGCTTGCGACCTGTTCTGGTGTTTGTTGAATTCTGCGGATAGACTTGAGTAATGGATAAATGCAAAAACTGCGGATCTGTATTGATTGCTAGACCTGCTAATAAACAAGGGCGTAATCAATTGTTTTGTAATCCGTATTGTGGAAAGTTGTTTCGTGGGGAGATTAGGTTTGTTGATAAGCCGAAGAACTGTCGTTGGTGTGGGGTTGAGCTTGTTCATGTTGGGGCAGGTAATCCGAAGAAGTTTTGTAGTAGGCAACACGCAGCTAAACATCGTCAGTCTTTGAAACCTAAAGCTCCATCAGTTGAGAAGGTTTGTCTTTTTTGTTCTAATGTCTTTGTAAGTAATTTGAAACAGTCAAAGTTTTGTAGCAGTAATTGTAGATATGGTTTTGCTGGTCAGGCCAAGAAGGATAGTCGTGCAGCTTCACCTTTGTCCTTTGATTATGAGTGTGATGATTGTTCTAGGCTTGTGGTTTCTGTGAAGCGTGTTACTCGTGGTCAACATGGAAGGTATTGCGATTTCTGCAGGCTTAGGCGTAGGCGTGAGCGTTATCGGGTCAAGACTGCTAAACGGCAAAAGGTGTTAAACCCTGTTCGCATGAGTGCGGATGTTTTGATTGAGCGTGATGGCAATGTTTGCCATATTTGCTTGACTGAAATTGATTTGTCGTTAGCTCGTAATAGTCGTTTCGGTGCGACTATTGATCATGTTGTTCCTGTTTCTAAGGGTGGAGCAGATACCCTTGAGAATATGAAACTTGCTCATTGGATTTGCAACATTAAGAAGGGTAATAAAGTCTGATGGCTAATCCTGGTAAGCCTGCTGAAGTCAAACGTAAACTTGGTGCTAAAGGTTATAAGGGCGATGTCCCTGTTGATGTTATTTTGTTGCCTGCTGTTTCTGCTGTTCCTGAACCTTTGAAGCCTTTAGGTGAGTCTGGTTTGTCTTTGTGGGATAGAACTTGGATGCGTGGTTATTCTTGGATTTCGGCTAATACCGATATCCAGTTGTTGCAGATGACTTGTGAGCAGTTGGATGAGCGTGATGTTTTGCGGGCTTATGTTATGGACAATGTTGAAGCGTGGCATGAGCGTTCTGCTTTGCGTGAGCTTGAGAAAAGTATTCGTTCTAATTTGAGTTTGCTTGGGTTTACTCCTACGGATCGTATGAAGTTAGGTGTTGCGGAGATTAAGGCTGAAACTAAAATGGAGCAGTTGAAGCGTAGGCAGGAACAACGTGAGTCAGGTAAGTAGTTGGCCACCTGCTTGGGTTACGCCTAGTGAACTTGAGTTCGGTTCTAGGGGTGCGGATGCGGTTGATTTTATAAACACTTTTGTTACTTTGACTAAGGATTCTATTGCTGGTAATGCGGGTGAGCCTATTCAGTTGCGTGGTTGGCAAGAAAAACTGTTGGAAGAAACTCTTGAACTTGATGAGAATGGTTTGTTTAAGAAACGCACTGCCCTGTGGGGAATGGCGAGAAAAAACGGAAAGTCCGCTCTAATTACAGGTTTGGGGTTGTGGTTTTTATTTAACGGTGATGAAGGTGGGGAAGTTTATTCTTGTGCAGCTGAAAAGGAGCAGGCTCGTATTACGTTTGGTGATGCCCGCAAGATTATTGAGCGTGAACCTGAATTGTCTGCCATGTGTAATGTTTATCGGGATGTGATTGAGATACCTGCGACAGGTTCTATCTGGAGAGTTCTAAGTGCGGAAGCGTATTCTAAGGAAGGTTTGAACGCTAGTGCGGTTATCTTTGACGAAGTTCATGCGTTGAAAGATCGTGCGATGTGGGATGTTATGCAGCTCTCTATGGCTTCTCGTAGGCAACCTATTATGTTGGCAACTACTACTTGTGGTGTGAAAAGCGATAGCTCTGGGCAGGATAGCACTGCTTATGGTTTATATCAGTATGGGCAAAAGGTTGCTCGTGGTGAAGTTGTTGATGATAGTTTCTACATGGCGTGGTGGGAAGCACCGCTTGATGCGGATCATAGAAGCGAAGAAACTTGGGTTAAGGCTAATCCTGGTTATGGTGATTTGAACTCTAAAGCAGATTTTGAGTCTGTTGTTGGTAGAACGCCTGAAGCAGAGTTTAGAACTAAGAGATGTAATCAATGGGTGAACTCACAAAATACTTGGTTGCCTGCAGGTGTTTGGGACACGCTTGCAGATACTGATGTTGTTGTGGGTGAGTTTGATGAGATTGTGTTGGGCATTGACGGCTCGTTTAGCGGAGATACTACAGCGATTGTGGGCGTTACTGTTCCTAAGTCTAGGGATGATAAACCGCACGTTTTCTTGGTGAAGGCGTGGGAGAAACAGCCTGATGATTTGGATGATTGGCGTGTGGACACGCTTGAAGTTGAGCAGACTTTGATTGCTTTTTGCCAGTCGCATCCGAACGTGAAAGAGCTTGCTTTTGACCCTTTCCGTTGGCAACGATCTATGGCGGTGCTACAGGATTTGGGTTTGCCTGTGGTTGAGTTCCCTTCTACAAGTCCCCGCAGGATGGTTGCAGCTTGTTCTAAAGTCTTTGATTCTGTTACTGAAGCTACGCTAACGCATGACGGTAATCCGCTGTTGGCAAGGCATTTGGATAACTGTGTTTTGAAGATAGATAATATCGGGCCACGCATTGTGAAAGAAAGCCGTAATTCACCCCGCAAGATTGACGCTGGTGTGGCGTTTGTTATCGCCTATGATAGAGCAACAAGTAAACTAGAAACGATGGCGTTGCCAGAGTTCTTTTCGTTCTAAGGATAATTTTGTTACCTACGATTTTACAGGCTTCAGGAATAGCGTTGATTGCTGTTGGAGCTGGATTAGTTTTTCTTCCTGCAGGTATTGTTCTTGCTGGTGTTGGTGTTTTGTTGTTTGGTTTGGCGTGGGAAAAGAGTGGTAAATAATGCTCGGTAATTTGTCTGGTGAGTCTAGGGCTATAAGTTTTCAGTCTTTGTGGGGTGCAGGTGATCTGACTTCGTATGAAACACAATCTTCAGCGTTTGTTGACTACAACACTGCGTTCACTGTAAACGCTGTTTGGGCTTGTGTGTCTTTGATTAGCGATACTGTTTCTGCGTTGCCTGTTGATACTTATGTTCGCAGAGATGGTATTGCTTACCCTTACCGCCCGAAGCCTGCTTGGGTTTCTAAGCCTGATATGGCGATGCCTAGTGTAGCGTTTTGGCAACAAACAATGATTAGCTTGCTGATTGATGGTAATGCGTTTGTGCGTTTGTTTAGAGATAGTCGTGGCGAAATTGTAAACATGGTTATTTTAAATCCTTTGAGTGTTCAAGTTTCTCGTAATGCGTTGGGGCAAAAGTTTTATACGACTACAACTGAAGGCAACAAGGTTTTGTCTAGTGATGAAGTGCTACACATTTCAGGATCTATTTTGATGCCAGGTGAGTTTAGGGGTAAATCTCCGATAGACACTCTTAGAGAAAACATAGGTTTAGCAATTAGCCTAGAGAGTTTTGCAGCTCGTTTCTTCGGGCAGGGAACTTTAACGCAGGGTGTTATTGAATATCCTGGTGCGTTGACCGCTGAACAGGCAGAGAACCTTGCTAAGAGCTTTGACCGTCAGCACAAGGGTTTCCGTAAAGCACACAAGACAGGTATTCTTTCTGGCGGTGCAGTCTTTAAACCTACAACTATTGCTAACGATCAGGCACAGATGTTGGATTCTCGTAGGCTTGCTGTTGAAGATGTTGCTAGAGCGTATCGTGTTCCTACAGACATGATTGGTTTGAACAATGGTGGACAGAGCTATAACAGTATTGAGCAGAAGCAGATAGCCTTTGTAACTCACACGCTTAGACCTTGGTTGGCGAAACTTGAAGATGCGTTTAGTCAGTTGCTTCCTGATTCAGCGTTTCTAGCGTTTAGCACTGATGATCTGTTGCGTGGAGATTACGCTACCCGCATTGAAGGCTATAGCAAGTTGTTGCAGAATGGTGTTCTTAGCACTAACGAAGTTAGACGTAAAGAGAATATGCGACCTATTGACGGTGGCGATGTTGTTCGTGTTCCACTAACTAACGTAGATATTTCAGCTGCTTCACTAAATGAAGATGAAACTAAGGTTGATATGGCACAGAAACTTATTGCTCTTGGGTTTGTTCCTGAAGATGTTTTGACTGTTCTAGGGCTTCCTAAGATTGGTCATACTGGTTTGCCTACGGTGCAGTTGCAGAACCCTACGACTGTTCCTGATGGCAGTTATGAGACAGGTGCTTAATGCCTTATTTTATTGAGCAAGTTCCTACAGGTTGGAACACAGTTAAAGATGATGGGGAAGTTTTGGGGGAACATAAAACTAAGGCAGAAGCGATTGCACAAATGGTTGCTATTTCTTTAGCTGAAGGTATCCCTGTTGGTGGGGAAAGAGCTGTTGACCCTAATGAAAGTTTTAGTCCGCCTGCGGGTGTTGCGGTAGCTGCGAAACGTGCGTTGCAGTGGATCAGTGAAGGTTTGGCTGGCGATGGTTTTACTGATGTTGGTAGGGCTAGGGCTGTTCAACTTGCTTCGGGTGCAGATGTTTCAGGCGAAACAGTAAACAGGATGATAAGTTTTTTTGCTCGTCAGGAAGATTCTGTTAAGGGTGCTACAGGTTTTAACTCTGGTGAAGAAGGTTACCCGAGTCCAGGCAGAGTGGCGTGGGATGCGTGGGGCGGGACACCTGGGCAGACTTGGGTCAATGGTTTGTCTGATGATACTAGGGATGTTGTTGTTGATGCAGGTAAACTTGATGTTAGACAAATGGAAGGTTATGTTTTGAGTGAATTACAGGATAAGGCTTACAAGCTGAAGGGCGATGCGTTAGAAACTATTGCAAAGCTCGCTGAAACTGTTTATGAGTTGTGTGAGATTGTGGATTCTATGGGTGAGCCTGTAGATGTTGTTGATGAAGTTGTGCCTGCAGAAGTAGATTTGTCTGGAAATTACATGGATGAAGAAACAGATTCAGTGCGTTTTGTTGATCCGCAGAAAGTTGTTGAATTGCATAATCGGGGTGAGCGTGTAAAGTCTGGCATTGAACAGCGTATTGCAGTTCAGGATTTAGAGATTCGTTCTGAAGGTGATGGCATGACTCTTAGGGGTTATGCAGCTGTATTCAATTCACCTTCTCAGCCGTTGCCGTTTATTGAGACTATTGAGCGTGGTGCGTTTAGAGCTTCTCTAGAGTCTAAGAATGACATCAAACTTTTGTGGAATCACGATACAGGTATTGTTTTGGGTAGCACTCGTGCAGGCACTTTACGTCTTATGGAAGATGAGCGTGGATTGTTTGTTGAAGCCGATCTGCCAGACACACAGGCGGGGCGTGATGCAGCTGTGAGTATTCAGCGTGGGGATGTTACTGCGTTTAGTTTCGGCTTCCGTATTCCTGCGGGTGGAGATGAATGGGCTTCCCCTAGTGAGCGTTTGCTAAAGCGTGTAAACGTGCATGAAGTTAGTGTTGGAGTTGCGTTCCCAGCCTATACAGCGACTGATGGAACAGCCAACGTTAGATCTATGAGTGAACTTTCTGAAAAGATTATGCAACTAGCTGAACTGCGTGGGGTTAGTGCAGAAGAATTGACTGATGCGTTGCTTGCTCTTGAAGCGGGCGATGAACTTACTGAACGTCAGGGAGAGTTGCTAACAGATACTTTAGGGAAAGTTCTAAAGAAAGACCCTGAAGTTTCTAATCCACAAGCCTTGCTAGATCTCAAAAAGAAACAGCTTGATTTGCTTATGCAACGTGTATAGTAGTTAGGTAGACAGTTTTCTCGTTCTCTGTTTGCCTTAAAAAAGAAGCTAATTTCTTTCCCCCTGATTTGTCCCAGGGGGTTTTCTTTTTAAGCGTGTATCTTTTGTGCTATTAGACTTTATTTGTTAGGCGTGTTTATCCCCTAATTCTGATTATGTGAGTTTATCTCTGGGTCAAAAAAACAAAATCCTATTTATTTATGTTCTTGAAAGGAACAAACCATGAGCGAATTTATCGCAAAACAGGTTGAAGCAAAAGCAAAGGCTTGGCATGAAGCTAAGGCACTTTTGGATTCAGCTGAAGGTCGTGCTTTAACTGGTGAAGAAGAAGCAACCTACCAAGAGATGACTAACGTCATCAACAGAGCAAATGAAGTTATTGAGCTAGAGCAGCGTGAAGCTAAGGTTGCAGAAGCAATGCAGTCAGCAACAGTTGACTTCGCTGGTGCAAGTGCTTTGAATGGCGATGCAGAGATCCTTCGTAAGATGGCTGCAGGCGAAATTCGTGGACACGAGTTCAGAGCAATCACAGGTTCATCTACAGGTGCTCCAGTGCCAACATCTTTCTACGAAGAAATCGTTAAGGTTGCACGTCTAGTAAACCCATTGCTTGAGTATGCAACTGTAATCAACACCGCTGGTGGAGAGAACCTACAGATTCCTTCACAGGCAACTTTCTCAACCGCAACAATCGTTGGTCAGGGTGTTTCTATCGGAACTTCAGAGCCTACTTTCAATGCGTTCACAACTCTTGGTGCATACAAGTTCTCTGCACTAGCACAGCTATCTCGTGAACTTATTGCAGATGCAGGTGTAGACATCATTGCATTCCTAGCAGAACAGTTCGGTAACGCACTTGGCTTCAAGATTGCAGACGAAATTGTTAACGGAACTGGAACAGTAGAGCCTGTAGGTTTCTTGCCTGTTGCAGGTACTGGTGTTACAGGTTCAACTGGTGTATCT